TGGGTTGAAGTCGCGAAGTATGCTGACCCTGGTCGCCTGTTCCGCTATGAAGTCGGTTCTTACAAGAACGTGCGCTTTGTAGAAAGCCCACGCCTTGTGCTGTGGAATGCAGGCGAACCCGAAGTTCAGCTTGCGATCTCCTCGCCAGCCCACGCTGGAGACGGTGCTCCCGTTCCTTCGACAACGAAGGTCGACGGTACCTACATGGTAGGTCAGAGCTCCGCTGGTATCGTCAACTACATCCAGCTAGACCCAACGGCGATTGCTGGTGACATTGGCGATCTTTCTGAGAACGACATCATCACCATACACACGTCACGCACCACGGAGTTTGGGACTGCCGAACTGGCTGTGAACCCGTTTGACGGTATGGTGACAAATCGCCGCATCGCCGAAATCGACGAAGTCAATGACCAGCTTGTCCTGGATAAGCCCGTCATGGTCGATTATGCTACCCCGTTGTCGCCTGGCGTTTACGGATACGTGACCAAGGCATTCAGTCCTCATGCGTCTATCTTTGTAGGCGCTCCACAGAGTCTGGTGTCTGGTGTTGCGGCTCCTATTCGTCTGCACACTCCTCCACCGATTGACGACCTGGAAAGCATCTATCGCTTCTCCTGGAATGACCGCATGGGCCACCAGCCCTATGCGCCAGAGGTCTTCGAAGTCGTGTTCTCGGCTGGCACAGAACGCTTCAAGGGCAAGGCCTAATAAATGGCAACGCTCTCCGATCTTCGTGAGAAAACTCTTAGAGTACTGTCTGACCCAACGGGCCAGCAGTACTCTGGCGATCTTCTTGACGATGGTATCAGGGCTGCTCTGGCGGCCATACTACCGTGGCTCTGGAAACGCTCACTAGAGGTCATAGAATGCGATGGCGAAGAGGTCACGTTTGAACTTCCAGCAGATATGTACCGCGTCGTTGCTGTTCTGGATGACACACTGGGAATGTATATTCCCCAGAACATCCTCAGCGCGCACACGGCTCCTGGGAAAGACTTAGTGACCAATCAAGACTGGATGGAGTATCCAGAGGGATACATTAGCTTTGCTAATCCTCCAGAAGGGGATGTCCAGGTGCACTACGGTGCAGTTTGGGCAGAACCCGTGAATGATGATGACGTCATCGAGCCCCCAACCTGGTGTCACAGGGCGATTATCTTCTATGCCGCCTCTTATGCGCTCCTGGAAAAGTCTTCTTCGAGTGCCAACATTCGGCAGTGGAATGTTACAGTAGACAGCGGCACTCCCATCCATAACCCGATGCGAGATATGTCTACCTACTACTATGAACGTTTTACAGCTGAAATGGAACACATGCCAGCTATGGCGAGGGGTGTGTATGGCTAATCATATTGTCCCGATGATCGCGGACAGGATTGTCGAAGGTCTGACTGAGGTGTGTATCACAAATATACCCTTTGGAGACCCCACGCGCCTGAATGCTATCAAGAAGGGCAGGTTCCAGGAAGACCCCAATATCGCTATGCTAAGAGCATCTGTGCAAGGTGGCGACCTGGAAGACCCCAACCAGATGGATGGTATTGTCGACCTGAATAAAGCACCTAATCGCCTGGGTTTCCATGTTGACCCTCGTGAGATCGGCGGGACACAGATGTGGTACCGCAAGGGCGTTATTCGCCTGGAGTTCTTCTTTATCATAGAGGGACTTCTGGAAGAGGTCGCTGAAGAGCGCGCATATACCGTTCTTGGGCGCATACAGAGCAACATCGAGAACATCAGAGTATCTGATTTACATGACGACTTCGGAGAACATGCTATAAAACTGTTCCACACTCAAAACTCCTTTTATCGGTCAGGAGGGCCTCCCACAAGCTACCTATGGCGAGGAAAGCTAATCTGGGAATGTCTTACGGAACGAGGATGGAACTAATAGGAGATATGATGTTTGTCCAAGATGGTTTTCAAACGGACGATTTCGGCTTGAAGGTCGGAAACCCTGGCACCCTTGCAATCCTTAGAGTGCCTGAGTTCGAGGTTTTCAAGTCGGTTATCCGTTTTATCTCCATTTTTGTGATGGACAACTTCATGTCTCTTGAGTGGCCTCCCAAGAGAAAGAGCAACGACAAGTCGATGTTCGAGGATTCTTGGGGAACAAACGCCGTTCTTCTGGGACATCGGAAGGGCAATCTTTTGCTGGTCATCTGGAAGTCCTGCTACAACCAGTGCAATGTATCCCTCGGTAATCTGGGTACGAGCATACGTTTTCTTGTAACCTGGATACGCAGTCGGTGGATGGCTAAGGACGTTCCAACACTTTTTGCAAAGGCCAGTATAGCGTGTACCTTTTCTGATAGCAGATCGAATTGTGGCAACATGAACCTCTCTAGTTTCTTTACAGTTTCCACATATCACGTCAACAACATGATACGTGTTCTCGGTTCTGCTCGTGCTCCAAAGGATAGAACCCCTGTCGTACAAGTCAATAAAATCGGATGTAATGGGTTTCATTTCGAGACTCCTTATATAAATATTAGTTGGTTGGATTCTACCACAAAGAATCCAGGATGTGTATCTTGGCTGTAACCGCACAGGCGGGCATTTTTGGCTTTGGCCCTCAGTCGGCGATGGAATCACCAGCAACTGCGCTCTATCGCCATAAAGCCACGCTCATTGACTTGGGCGTAATGGATGACATTCGGGTTGGGCCGATGGAGATCGGCTCAGGCCCATTCCCGACATTCCCGTATAAAGCGGGTTATATCGTAGGTGGCGGTGTCGAACTCCAGCCGCGCCTTGAATCCAGCCTTGGATGGTTGCTCTACTCCGCGCTTGGCGACGTTGCAACGACTGGCCCAGTTGACTCGGCTTACACTCACGAGTTCAAGCCGCTGGCGTCTGACCAGTCCTTTGTGCGCTGGCTCACCTTGCGCAAGTACATCCCAATGAAGGAAGGCGATGCGGATACGGACATCGGTGAAGAGTATACGGATTGCAAGCCAACTGGCTTGACCCTGACCCTCGCCAACGATGCGCCTATCACAGCGCGCTGGGACTTTATGGGACGCACCTTCGAATTGGTGGACGATGTTATGGCAGGCACACCCGTCGTGGTGGACAACCTCAGCCTTGATCGTCTCTCCAATGTTGTGACCGTAGTCACTGATGGAAATCACGGTTTCCACACAGGCTACCAGGTCGTCATCGCGGGTGTTACACCATCGAGCTTCAACGGCACCTTCAATATCTCAGAGATCACGAACAACTTTGCGATATTAGCTGCGGACAGGGCAAGCAACATTGTCACCATCCAGACCGACGCAAGTCATGGTCTTTCTAATGGCGACATTGTGGTTGTCTCAGGGTGCACGCCTTCGACCTTCAATGGCACGTTCTCGGTCACCGTGGTCGATCTTGACGAGTTCTCTTACGTCAATGTCGGCGTCGACGAGAGCACCTCCGTCGAGGGCGAAGTAGACTTCACGCCTCTGGACGAGTTCACTTATGCCCAGACTGGCAGTGACGAAGGCGATTCTGTTCCTGGAACCTCGACCTGGGGTACACAGTGGGTGTGGGAGAACGCGTATGAAGACTGGGGCAGCATTCCAGTCGGTTGTGAACTTGGTGGACACATTGAGTTTACAGGCGGCGGAATGAGTGGAGAAACACTCCCAGTGGTTGGTGCACGCGTGACCTTTGCTAACCAGAACCTTGACGTCCGTCAAGAGAAGGTTTATGGGTCTCCGTTCCTAGAAGACATCACGATCATATCGCGCCAGATCACCTTTGATGTGACCATCAAGTGGAATAACCCTGAGCTTTACAAAGCTATCCTGACGGGTTCTACCACTGGGTCAGAATGGTCGTCACGACCTCTCGTTGGCTCGCTGGACATCACCATGGTTGGTACTGACACAATCGGCGCTGGTGCTACCAAGTTCAGTCTTGGCATTACCGCCGCGGATGTAATGTGGCAGATGCAGGGCCCAATCCAGCTTGCTGGTGGACAGGCCGTGATCATGCGCTTCATGGGCACCGCCCTTGAGCCAGACGTTGGAGACTACGCGACGTTTACTCTGATAAACGGCGAGTCTGCATACAGCTGGCCTGTATAGCGTAGACCTAAAATCGGGAGGGGTGGCTTGGTCATCCCTCCCGCAAATCCTTACATAACTGGAGATACATAAAATGCCTGCAACAGTTGAAACACCTGAAACCCAAACCTTCCGCCTTGAGAGACTGGATGCCCGTCAGGGTGTTCCAGAAGAAGAGAAAACGACAGTTACGATACGCTTGGCGACGATACGCCAGAACACACAGCGCGCTAAGTTGTTTTCTGAGTTTATTCGGGAACTAGCTAATACCGAAGAGCAACGCTCAAGAGAACGCGTGATTTTCAATTTCTCACTTTACGAGTTGATTGAGGAAGAGACCTATCTTACCCTCGTCGGCTGCAACATGACCAACGGCGCACAGCCTCTATTTCGTTTTCGAAATTCCCCACAAGGGCAGGTTCTGGACATGACGCGCGAACAATTCGCCGCTGCCTGGGGTCTTCTGGACGACGATACTGCTGCCGAAATTCACTCAAAGGTGCTCGACGTCAATTCCCACTGGGTATTTGGCCTTGGGCCCGAGGAAGCAAACCTGGGGGAATAATACTCTCCCATAGACTGAAAAAGCTATACGACTCTCTATGGGAGTACTTCGGACAACTGAATGAGAAACGGCTGAAGATCAAGATCAAGCCCGAAGACGAAATAAAAAAGCCAGAGGCCTTAGTGCGCTATGAGCAAGCTAAGGAACTTGGCGTACCTTATGTTGCTGGTGGATTGTTAGACCAACCCTATATCTGGATGGAAGAGCACGGGGTGATAAAGAACTTCCTTGCAGAATGGAAAGCAGTAGAAGCTATACAGGCAAAAGGTGCCAAAAATGCCAGCTAACTATGAGATACCACAATTAGTAGACTATGGTAAATACCTGCAAGACCTTCTTGGCAGGGAATTTACCGTTGACTATATCCCTCAGTTAGATCATAGAACAAACAAGATCGATGAGGACAAGAGTTTCTTCCACATTACGGAAACTCTAAACAACAACATGCTCACCACAAACCTTAGAATAAGGCTTGGTGAGATGTCCAGCTTTCTGACAACCTATGGGGATAGAACCACGAAAACCACAGAAGCGGCTCCAGAAGTCCTC